GTTGTGAAACTGTAATTACTAAAAATGATTATATAAAATTACCTTGGGATTTAAGAGGTGGATCTCAAGTTGTAAAAATTGATGGTTTATATACTTGTATTACTCATGAAGTAGATTTTTTTCATCATGAAGGGGGACATAAAGATGCTTTTTACTACCACAGATTTGTAATGTGGGATGAAGATTGGAATTTAGTAAAAGTATCAAAACAATTTCAATATATGGGTACAAGAATAGAATTTACTTGTGGTTTAGCCCTTGATGGAGATGATTTATTAATTACATTTGGTTATCAAGATAATGCTGCTTTTATTATGAGGTGGCCAAAACATTTACTTGATAAATTAGAATGGGAAGATTTAGAAAAATTAAAATAATATGGTAAGCCAAAAACAATTAAAAGAACAAATATACAGGTATGTAGATGCTCCTTTAGATCCAGGAACAAACTTTGATACTGGTTTATATTACGAAGCAATGGGTCAAACAGCTGCAGCATTATCTTTCTTTTTAAGGTGTGCTGAATTAACTGATGATGATACTTTAGCTTATGAATCAATATTAAAAACTTATAGATGTGTAGCAAAACAAACTAGAAGACCAATTTGGGAAAAAGAGCAATTGATGATAGCTATGACTCATATGCCTAAAAGACCAGAAGCTTATTTTTTATTAAGTCAATGGCACAGTGCAAGAGAAGAATGGACTGAAGCTCATTATTTTGCTGTTGCAGGTCAAAAAATATGTGATTTTAATGCTAAATCTTTAGGTTCTGATGTAGGTTATGTTGGACATTGGGGGTTAAAATTTCAAGAAGCATTTACTTGTTGGTATAGAGGACAAAGAAACCATTCAATAGAACTATGGAAAGAATTATATGTTGACCCTACTATAGATAATCAAGAATATTTTACTATAGTATTAAATAATCTTAAAAACTTTAAAGTAATACCTATTGAACATGAACCTATTTTATTTACAGGTGATCAAAATAAAAATGTAAAAGATAATTTTAGATTTAAAGATTTAAAAAAAATAGACCATAATTATTCACAATGTTTACAAGATGTATTTGTATTAAGATGCCATAGAGGTAAAAGAAAAGGTACATATTTAGAAATTGGAGGTGGACAACCTTATAAGGGTAGTAATACGGCATTATTAGAAAAATTAGATTGGAAAGGTGTATCTATCGATTTACATCAACCTTATTGTGATGAATGGGAAGAATCAGCAAGAACTAACCCAATTCATAAACTTGATGCTACTGAAGTTGATTACCTTAAATTTATAAAAGAACATAATTTAAGTAATGAAATAGATTATTTATCAATAGATATAGATCCAGCTTATCAATCATTAGAAGTTTTAAAAAGAATACCATTTGAAGAAATAAAATTTGGTGTAGTTACTTTTGAACATGATCATTATAATGATGGAACAAGAAAAGTAAGAAAAGCATCAAGAAATATATTAGAATCTCAAGGTTATATTTTAGTAGCAGGAAATATAGCTATGGATAATAGTAGTGTATTTGAAGATTGGTGGGTACATCCTCACTTAATTGATAAAGAAATTATTGATAAAATTAAATTTCCATTAAAAGAAGTATTACCTGTTAAAAGTTACATTTTTAAATAATTACTATGATTTATTGGTTTACAGGACAACCAGGTTCAGGTAAAACTGTTCTTGCAAATTTACTAAAAGATAAATTTTTACCTCATGCTTTTCGTATTGATGGAGATGAAATGAGAGATTTATTTTCTAATAAAGATTATTCTATAAAAGGCAGAGAAGCTAACATAGATGCTGCACAAAAAATATCCCATTATTTACATAATCAAGGTAAAGATGTTATAGTTTCTTTAGTATCTCCTTATTTAGATCAAAGGGAAGAATTTAAAACTTTATTAGATTGGCAAATAAAAGAAATATATGTTCATTATGATAATAAACAAATAAAAAGGGGAAGAGAAAAATACCATGTTATAAATTATTCACCACCTTCAATAGATTATTTAAATGTAAATACAACAAAAGATTCTGAAATTGAATCTATTATTAAAATAGCAAGTAAATTAAAATTATGAAATATTCAATGTTTATCGGTAGATGGCAACCATGGCACCAAGGTCATCGATGGTTAATTGATCAACGTTTAAATGACGGTAAAAACGTATTAATTTGCATAAGAGATGTTGAACCCAACGAAAAACAACCATGGACCGCAGATGAAGTAATGATTAATTTATCTAATGAATTACAAGATTTAATACAAGAAAATAAAATAAAAATTATTAAAATACCAGATGTTGAATCTATAAATTATGGGCGAGGAGTAGGATATGATGTTATAGAACATATCCCCCCTTCTAATATTCATGACATATCAGCTACAAAAATAAGAAAACAAATGCGCGATGAAGGTAAATTATAATACGTATTAGCGTTGCATTAAACCTCTAGTTTAATTAAAAAGCACAATATGAGTTGGACCTATAAAGGCGAAACCAAAAAAGAAATCACAGATTTCCCCCCTAATTCTTATGGGTTTGTTTATGTAATAACCCATTTACCTACTAATAAAAAATATATAGGTAAAAAAGTATTATATTTTTCTAAAAAAATGAAGGTAGGAAAAAGGGAATTAGCTAAAATGCAAAATTTAGTAGGTAGAAGACCTTCTTATAAATTAGTTATAAAAGAATCTGATTGGAAAAATTATTACGGTTCTCAAAAAGAATTAAAACAGTTATTATTAGAAAGTAAAGCTAAAGATTTTAAAAGGGAAATAATTAAAATTGTTCCTAATAAAAAATTATTAACTTACTTTGAAACTAAATACCAATTTATTTACCAAGTATTAGAAAAACCCGATGAATTTTTTAATGATAATATTTTAGGGAAGTTTTATACTAAGGATTTTCAAGATATTGAATATGAAGATCCCTTGGAAATTAAAAATTGTTAGTGTATATTATATTGTTATGATAAACCAGTTATTAGTAACTTTGGTAAATTCTGTTCTAGGAACGGGAAAAGCAACAGCAAGAAATAATTATGCTTATTCTTGTCCCTTTTGCCATCACCATAAACCAAAGTTAGAAGTAAATTTAACAGAAAATAAACAGGGAGTTAATCCTTGGCATTGTTGGGCTTGTGATAAAAAGGGCAAAACAATATATAATTTATTTAAACTAGTTGGGGTTGATGTATCTAAATTAAATGATGCTAAATCATTAATTAAATCTTCAAAATCAACTGATTTTAATAAAACTCATGACGCTGTACGATTACCACCTGAATTTATTAGCCTGAATGACGTTAATATTAATGATATAATGGCAAGGCACGCGCTTGCGTACTTAAAAAAGAGACACGTGAGTAAACACGATATTATAAAGTACAATATAGGTTATTGTAAAAAAGGATTATATCAAAATATGATTATAATTCCAACTTATAATAAAGATGGGCTACTAAACTATTTTACAGCTCGATCATTTGAAAAAGAACCATATATAAAATATAGAAACCCACCAGCAAGTAGAGATATAATTCCTAATGAACATTTAATAAATTGGAATGTACCTATTATTTTATGTGAAGGTTTATTTGATGCAATAGCTATAAAAAGGAATGCTATACCATTATTAGGAAAAAATATTCAAAGTAACTTAATGAAAAAAATTATTATTTCATTAGTAGATAAAATTTATATAGCATTAGATAAGGATGCTTTAAAACAAGCTTTACGATTCTGTGAAAACTTAATGGCAGAAGGTAAGGAAGTCTATCTTGTTGATATGCAAGATAAGGACCCAAGTGAAATGGGTTTCGAAAATTTCACAAAATTAGTACAAAAAACTGTTCCTTTAACTTATTCAACACTTTTAGGACATAAATTAGCAATATGATCAAAAAATCATACAATCGCGTCCTAGAAATATCGGACGATCATAAACAAATTACTTTACCTGATTCTAGATATTATAGAAGAAATGGCCAGTATTATCCATCTGTAACCTATGTTTTAAATTGTTATCCTAAAGGAAGACATTTTGAAGATTGGCTAAAAAAAGTAGGATTTAGTGCTGACTGGATAGTAAAAAAAGCAAGTGAAGAAGGAACAGCGGTGCATGAATTAATTGAAAGATATTTTGAAGGAAAAGAATTAAAGTATTTAAATGCTGAAGGTTATCCTAAAATGGATCCTAAAGTATGGCAAATGTTTTTACGTTTTGTAAATTTTTGGGAAACACACAAACCAACACTAATTGAAACAGAAGTACATTTATTTTCAGATAAATTAAAAATTGCAGGTACTTGTGATTGTGTGTGTGAAATTGATAATGAATTATGGGTTATTGATTTTAAAACATCTAACCACTTACAAACTACTTATGATTTACAAGGTGCAGCATATGCCCAAATGTATGAAGAATGTTTTGGTAAAAAAGTAAATCGTGTAGGTGTATTATGGTTAAAATCAAAATCTAGAGGACAAGATAAATCAGGTAATAGAATAAAAGGAAAAAATTGGGAAATATATGAATCACCAAGAACCCAAGAAGAAAATATAGATATTTATAAATCTGTAAAGAGAATATTTGATTTAGAAAACCCTAAACATAAACCCGCTACTTCTTCCTTTAAAACTACGGTAAAGAGAATCACATAAAAACTAGGCTATCCCGGGTATTTTTCGTATATTTATAACATATGATAAAACTCTATAATCTTTTACTAGAACAAGTAAGTCAACCTAAAGCTATTATTTTATCTGGTGCTCCCGGCGCTGGTAAGGGTTATGTTTTAAAAGGTTTAGACTTAAGTAATATTAAAGTTTTAAATGTTGATAATAGATATGTTGATAATCTAAAACAAGCTAATGTATCATTAGATTTAAAAAATTCTTCACCTGAAGATAGAAGTAAGCAAGCAATTGCTATGTCACAAGCTAATAAGGATTTTGATAAAGATGTTGAAGATACAATAAAAGCAAAAGAATCATTTATATTAGATGGTACTGCTGCATCTTATAAAAAAACAGTAGAATTAAAAAATGAATTAGAAGAAGCAGGGTATGAAGTATTTATGCTTTATGTTTATACTGATTTAGAAAGATCACTTAAACAAAACCAAGATAGATTTGAAAAATCAGGTGGTAAAGATAGAAGTTTAATGCCTGCAATTGTATTATCTACTTGGAATAAAGTAACCCAAAATCATAAACCATATAAAGATTTATTTAAAGATAATTTTGTTTCCGTAGCTAATACTTTAAAAGATGAAAAAATAAATGATTTAGAAGATATAATTGCTAAATATTTAACTCCTTTTAAACCTAAAAATACAAAACCTAAAACAGCAGCAAGACAAAGATATTCAGACAAACAAAGGGCAAAAGCAAATGCGGAAGTTAAAGCTTTACTTGATGGTGGAGCAGATGAGATAATAAATTCTTCTCTATCACCTGAAGAAGCTAGAGCAAAAATAAATTCATTTTTAAGCTAATGAATCACTTAACACAATATCTAATTAAGGAATTATCCCCAGACCAGCGAACAAAAAGACCAAAAAAAGTTGGTATTTATGCTGGTAGTTTTAAACCTCCAACTAATGGTCATTATAAAGTTGTAACTCAAGCTTTAGCTGACAATCCAGATTTAGATGAATTAAGAGTACTTATTGGAACTGGTAAAAGAGATGGTATTGATCAAGCTCAATCTATGCTTATTTGGGACATTTATAAAAAATATTTACCTTATAAAGTAATATTAGAACCTGTGTCTAAACCTCCAATAAGAGCTGTTTATGATTTTGCTAAAGAAAATCCTGAAGTAGAAGTAGATTGGATATTGGGGGCAAGGGAAGGTAATGAGGAAGATTTTACTGATATTGCTAAAAGAACCAAAGCAGCAGATAATTATCCTAACATTACTTTAAGAACTACTGTTACAGATTCAGGTGCTTCAGGTACGGCGGCTAGAAATGCTTATAAAGTATCTCAAGAAAAATTAGAAAAATTATTACCTATAAAATTAAGCCAAGCTGATAAAGATGAAATTTATAATATATTAAATAGAACAATTTCAGAAAATAAAAAGAATTGTGGTTG